TCTCTCACACTTGTGATTTTCTCTCTCAAACCTAATTTTATGTTATTTTTATAAACTATACATACAGACACAAACTCCAAAGAAAGCGGACAAAAACCCGCAGACATCCTAACATTTCTGATATTGACTAAGACCTGCCAGACATTCTTCATAGCGTCCTGCGTGGTAATTGCATAGTTAGGGACAACCTTGAATTGAAATCTCTTCTTTGCTGCTGCCGTATAGTAGGATCCAAGTGTTGCTTCATCAGCCCTTTCCATCCTCTTGTCCACTAAACAGACGCTCACACCACCTCTACAATTGTCGGGCAAATTCCACTCACCAGTAACTACCAGACCAGCCAGACAAACATATCCACCTTCAATGAGCTTCACACCTTTGAGAAGGTCGACCTCAGACAATGATTCATTTTCACGCACCATTATCTTGTCGACTTTTGAACACATCACACTTTTGACCGGAGTAAACATCGACGGTAAAAGTTTCTCCGTTTTTGTCAAATCAATAAACTCATTGATGTTCACTTTCCCTTTAACAACTAGAGCCATCTATAAACAAACTTCTAAAAAGAACTTTATCGGACAGATACTTCACCAAACTTTTATAAACAAACGAACCAGCCGGGGCGGTCTTATGGACCTCCCAGACTGCGTCGTCCAACTGTGTGTAATATGCACAATTGTTCAACGAACCAGCAACATCACAAAGAGATCTTCTGAACTCCTCTAAGTGCTCCCAATCCTTGATGTGTTTAGCACCAAGTTTCGAGATTAACTTTAGTGGATCGTAATATACTATACAGCCTCTGTCGTGATGTATCACATACCTTCCGCAGAAGTAACCATATTGTTTTTTGAACAGTTTTGCTTCAAAGTTCCACATGAGATTTGCTGAATGCTGTACATCCGGGAACTCGCATCCTTTCGGAAAATAAAGCAAACTGTCATCACCGCAAAAGGCTCCTTTAATGATTTTTTCCATCGGGAGCATCGAAGCCAGACAAGCGGCGATAATCACAGTGTTCCCAATGAAAGTCGTAACATCCCC